ACCACCTCTGACTCGTACCGTTCGGAGTAGAGCAGCCAGTCACCGATGCGGCTGGCCTGGCCGCGGGAGGTGCAGGCGAACGCCGAGATCTCGGTCTTGATGACGCCGTACTTGGCGATGTTTTCCGAGTCCTCCACCACCTCGTAGGCGATGTCGCGGGTGTCGAGGTCGAGGTAGCTGACCACCGCCACGGTGGGGCGCGTTTTGCGGCTGCTGCCCTGGTAGCTGAAGCCCTCGTCAGAGACGTTGGCCAGGGTGAACAGGTAGCTGGTGTCGGCGGGCTTGTCCTGGCTGATCGTGAGCGCACCAGTGCTCCAGTACGGCATGGCCCGGAACACCGAGCACATGTCGTTGATCAGCTTGTACGCCTCCTCTGGCGTCTGGATGTTGATGTTGCAGCTGAAGCGCGGCTCCAGCCCGCCAAAGCCATCGGGCACCAGCTCGCCGCAGTATTGGCTAGCTGAATAGAAGGCCCACTTGTCGAGCTGCGCCGCCTGGATGTGATCACCGAATCCGTAGCGGGTCGAGGTGAGCAGGTCGAACAGGATCCACGCGGGGTCTGTGGTCCACGCTGCAGCGCCGAAGGTGCCGGACCAGACGCCGCTGTAGGTCAGCCGGCCGGTGGTGCTGTCCACCGTGGCGTTGTTGGGGATCGCCACCTTGATGCCGCGCACCAGGTAGCTGCGCGCCGGGATGGAGTTGAACTGCTCCGCATCCACACGCATCGCCACCAACGCGCTGTTGGGGTAGCGCAGCTTGGCGTAGATGATCTCGGTGTAACTGGTCCAGCTAAAGGCGTTGAGCAGCTTGGCGGTGCTGCTGTCTGCCGTCACGCGCGTGACCTTGATGTCAACCGGAAAGGCGCCGCTCAGGTTGACCAGGTAGTCGCGCTGGTATTGATCAGCCGTGCGGCCGCTGATCGTGTCGGTGATGACGGTGGTGTAGCCGCCGGAGTTGTACTGCACGGCGATCTGCAGCTGAACGCTCGTGCCCTCGATGTCGCCGGCGTCGGTGAACAGTTGAAGCTGCGGCACCGTGATGGTCACGCGCGCAGCATTCACGTTGGTATCGGTGATCGAGCGGACTACCGGCGTGGCCTGCTGCACCGTCACGCCAACAGTCTTCTCATCCTCCACCTCTGAAGCGATGGGGATAAAGGTCTGGTTTTGCGTGCCGTTGCGCGTGTAGACAGTGACGTTCTGGAAGTTGTAGGTGCCGTCTGCGTTCTGCAGCGGGGTGTTATTGATGAAGATCGACTTGTGGCCATCCTTCAGGCCCTCGATCTCGCCCTCGCTGATCAGGTCAACCAAGTTGGCGTATTGCGTGCTGTTGAGGTTGTCGGACGCCTCGGTTGGGGTGCGCGTACTGCCGCCACCGCCTCCGCCACCTTTTCCGCCACCTCCGCCGCCTCCGCCGGCGCCGGCAATGCCGAGACCAAGGCCGGCGTTGTGGACGCGGATGCCGCCAGCGATAAAAGTGTGGTGCCCCTCAACGGTCAGGTTGTAGACGGTGCCGCGGCCGTGCTCGGTGCACTCCACGATGGGCCGCAGGTGGCCGTTCTCATCCACCAGACAGTCGTCAGCGCCCAGCGTGCCGATCTCAACGAAGGCGTTGAACTGGTTGAGCACCCAGTGGTTCGGGGTGGCATCGAGCACCGCACCGCCCCACAGGCGGTAACGCACCACGCGCTCGTTTTCGTGGACGTGAACCTTGAGTACCGTCGCCTGGTGCAGCTCGCCCTGGTCGTCAAAGCTGAGCACCTGATCGCCGGCCTGCAGCGCCTCGATGGCACGCAGCCCATCAGGCGTGCGCACCAGCGTGTGCCCCAGGAAGCACCCGCCGCCACCACCTGCGCCAGCAAGACGTGCCATCAGCCGGTCACCTGCACGGTGTCAACGCCAGCCGAGATCACCACAGAGCCCACCAGCGTCTCGCCGTAGACGATGGGCACCGGCACGCCTTGGCGGCTGGTGTTTTGGATGCCGCTGAAGCTGTAGGACTTGCGCGGGTCTTTCTCGCTGTTCGCTCCGCTGGAGCCCGACGCATAAACCTGCGGCACTGGCGTAAGCAGCTGCGCCACGCCGCCCAGCACCAAACTGGCGCCGACGCCCACGATCAGGCTGAAAGCCGTGGGGCCGGCCCATGCCGCAAAGCCAGGGATCAGGAACGCGGCAGCCAGCAGCGCCACGCCGCCGATAATGCGGCCCACTGCACCGGCACCGGCCAGCACCGGGATGATCTTGATCTGCTGCTCACCGGCCGGGTCATGCAGCTCGTCAGCCGCCACGTCGTAGCTGCCGACGCTAACGCGGTAGTGCTGGTCAGCCATGTGCCGCTCCAGCTGCGGGAAGTTGGCCACCAGGAAGCGCACGGCCTCGGCAGCGCTGGCCACCTCAGCACAAAACACACGGCGCTTCAGGAACTTCGCAAGCCGCCCATAGACCCGAATCTCGCGCATCGTGGCCCGCCTCAGCCTTCACCCATCGTAGTGAACTCAGGATGCCGCAACCTGCGGCCCGTGCATTTCTGAAGCCAGCCGCCGTACAGGTCTCTGGAGCTGAGCCGGCCCCTGATGTGATGAAGCACCAGCTGATCACCGATGTAGACGCCGACGTGGTTGAGGCCCGGCCCGCTAATGCTCATCACCACCCCATCGCCCAACTCCAGCTGCTCGTCCTCATCCAGCTCGCGGAAGCCTGCATCCTTCCAGTAGCGGTCAAACAGCGGCTCAGCCTCGAACTGCTCAGGCGTCAGCGGCCGCTCCCAGTCGAGCAGTTGCAGGCCGTGCTCGCCGTACCAGTCACGCACCAGCGTCCAGCAGTCAGTGACGCCCCAGGCCCACTCGCGGCCTATCAGCGGCGCCTTGTAGCCACTGGGCAGCAGCTTGCTGCTCCATGCCTCGGTCTTGGGGTTGGCGATGTACCAGGGCAGATCAGAGCGCTCGATGGCCACCAGGTCCGGTTCGCTCGGCTGCGGTGGCGTGACCGGGTGGCTGTGGAACACCGCGATGATCTCGCCAACATCTTCAGCCGCGGCGTAATCAATGGGATCAAGAATGAACTGATCGGTGCCGGTGGCCAGATTGCGGCAGGGCCAGTAACGCCGGCGGCCCTTGATGATGACCACCAGCCCGCAGGCTTCGCGGGGGTCTTCCGCCTTGGCGTGCTCCAGTGCTGCTTCGCGCCAGGTCATGTGAAGTAGGTGCCGACGCCGGGATAGGAACCGAACGGCAGCTGGGCGGTGGCGCCAAACCGTGCCTGGCAGCTGCTGAGCCGCTTGCCGCACACATCAGCCGCGAGCGTGGGCACTGCGTGGTCGTTCTGGTCGAAGTAATTGGTGCCCGTGTAGCTGCACTCGCTGGAGCGGTAGACCCATTGGCAAATGTTGGCGATGCACTGGCGTTTGGGTGCGCGGATGCCGGCCAGGTCGAACACCGCCGCCAGCTCGAACTCCACGATGTCGCGCGTTTCGACGGTCTTTCGATCGACGTAGTAGACCTCGCGCGGAAACTCAGCGGTCGGGTCAGGGCTGTAGGGGCTGACGCCACCGGGGAAGTTGGCTGCGTCGAGATACCGGGCCAGCGTGCGGATGCGCGTCACCTTCGCGCCCTCCAGGCCGTCAGGCAGGCTCAGCAGCAGCGCTGTGATGGTGCCGAGGATGTTGCTGCAACGGATTTTCGGCCGCGGCAGCTGGCCGTTGCCGGTGTACTCAAAGCCCTCGGCCTCGATTGGAAACCGCAGATAGCTGTTGCCATCCCACACGAGCTCGCCATTACCGTTCAGGTTGGTACCAGCGTGAAAGCGATAGGTGTCGGTGGCGCCGTGCTGCGCGGTGTTCAGCTGCAGCTCAAACAGCTCAATGACAGCGCTGGGGGCAATCGCCTGAAGCTCTGAAACCGGAACGCTCACGGCTCAAACACCTCGCGAAAGGTGACCTGGATCTGGTTATTGTTGCAGTTGCTCAGCGTTGTCTGCCACTCACTGCAGACGTACTTGCCGGCGGTACCGCGCGGTGGCGTCCAATCGAACGACTCCACGCCGCCACGGGCCTCCAGGAAGGTCAGGATGTTGTCCCGCTCGGTATCGTCCCGGTTGGCAAACGTCAGGCTCCACTCCTTCGGGTCCGCGTGCAGGCCAAACGTGATGCGCTGCTCGTAGCCGTCGCCGGCCTGAAACCGCCGCACGCGCGGCTGGCTGTTTTCGGTGGCCTCGAAGCTGGGGGTGTAAGTGAAAGTTGACATGGGTTAGGTCACCAACAGGCCACCCGGCCGCTTTTGCTTGATCAATTCTGCCTGCACCGCTTGAGCCACAACACGGGCCAGCTGGTTGCCGCGGGTGTCGTTGCCTTCGACGCTGGTGCCGCGTGCATCGACGCTGACGTTGACCGTGGTGCCACCACCACCGTTAGCAGCCTGCACACCGAGGCGGCCATCACGCCCGCGGCGTAATGGCATGATTGCCTCAGGTCCGGCCTCACCAGCCAAACCAAATCGGCCACTGCCACCATCGGCAAAAGTGAACATGGTGGCCTTGTTCACAACGCCGCCTTTGGCAAAACCAGTAACGCCCGTGCCGAATCCAACAGTGGGGTTGAGGTTT